TCGATCTCTGTCGTGTCGATCGATGGTGTCAGCTGCACCGGTGCGGTATCCGCAACAGCTGCGGGCAGCACTTCTGCATTGCCGCCGCTGCTGTCTTCGCCTTCCTGCGCCAGCACATTCAGCTCATCAAACGCGGCAAGGCTGCCCTTGTTCGCCTTTTCGGCCTTCTTTGCGCTGTCTGCGATGTCGGCGTAGTTTTCGGCAGCGTCTGCGGAAGAATCGGCAAGCTCCGATGAGCCGCCGCCAAACGATACACTATCGTCCGATATGCCGAACAGCGATTTGATACCTCCCGACGCCGCCGAGAATGTCGCGTTGAGCTTCTTGACGATCACATCAAGATACGTCACAAGCGGATATACGATCTCCGAAAGAAGCTTTCCGACCGTTTCCTTAAGGTCTCCGAAGTCGTGCGAAAGCTGCTTGATTTTGCCCGTCGGAGTGTCCGCAAGCGCTGCGTTCACGCCCGCGACAGACTGTTCGACAACGGCGGCAAGCGTTGCTACTCTCTGCTGTTCGTTTCCGAATTTCAGTAATTGTTCTTGATTTTCGTCAAATGAATAGCCGTAACGAGAAAGCGCCGACGTCTGCCCTTGAAGCACCTTGCCGAGCATTGTCGCGATAGTCACGGCGGAGTCGGTGCTTGCCGAAAAGCCGTACTGCTGCGCTATCATGTCGTTGAGCACGGGCAGCATCTGCTTGATGCTCTCGGTGTTCTCAACATACGTCGCAAGCTCCTGCGCGCCTGCAAGCTGCACCTCGTCTCCGACTACTCCGAGCTCCTGAAGACTGCCTGCAAGGTCCTTGACGGACTGTATCTCTTTCTGACTTGCGCCTGTTGAATTTTTCATCGTAGCAGCAAGCCGCGCTTCGGCTTCGATCTGCGTGTTGTACGCTTCGGTGATCTTTGAAAACGCAGCCGTCACACGGTTGATTGTCGAAACAACGCTTGTTGCCCAGCCTGTTACGCTCTTACCGATAGAAGCCAGACCCTTTGCAAATCCCTTTTGATTTATCTTTGTGTCAAAATTCAGATAACCGTCAACTGCCATTATATCACCGTCCTTCGCCTATCAGTGTTTTTAAGAAATCCTCGGTTTCTTCGATCGCTGCCTGTTCTTCCTTCGTCCGCAGGACGATCAGATCTTTGTTTCTGTTCAAAAATTCCCGCTCATACTTTTCAAGCTTTTTGCCGTTTGCCATTTTGAAACGAATATTTATCACGGTCGAATACAGTCCCTCACCGATCTCTCCCATATATCCGAGAAACGACCACCAGTGCATATACGGCAGCTCACGCACCTCGCGCCCCGCTGCTTTGTTCACGGCAGGAAAGATAATGCTTTCATCATGTTTCCAGTCGATCAACGGCACGGGCGAAGGCTTTGATTTAGGTATATCGCCGCCGCTTATAAACCAGTACGCACGCCTTACGGCTTCCTCGAAGTCCTCGTCGGGTATCTCGTCGATGTAGATCGTTCTGATCGTCAGATACGCCCGATCAAGGTCGCTGAGACTCTCGTCTTTGAGTGCTTCAAACAGATTGAGAGCAACCCGGAAATCGCTGCGTATCTGACGATCGACTTCGTTTACAGACAGCGTTGTCGGCAGCACACCGATCATTTTGAGATCCCCGTGATCTGATCGGCTATGCCGTCGAGCTTCTTTGAATCGACAAGATCTTTAATATGCGCCTTGCTCGCCTTTGTTGCCTGTTCGATATCGGCTGTAATGATCGGGAGAAACGCTTCCATAAAAGTTTCGTATACAAATTTGCCCTCGTCCTCGGTGATCGCAAAGCAGCTCAGCTCTCCGAATACAGCTTCCGAAAAGCCTTTGCCGAATGCCTCGTCGAGCTTCGATTTTGTAAAATCGTCAAGCTCGGTGATGATCTCGTATGTAATTGCGGCGTCGCCGTACTTGCTCTTGAACTCGTCGATCTCCTGCATGACACCGACGATCCTGTTTTTAAGGTTCGGGTCTGCAACATTGATTTTTACAGTGTTGTTCTCATCGCCGTTTATTGCGTACGTTTTATAGCCCTTTGCAAAATTTATGCTTTGCATAACGTCACCTCTTACAAACCGGCTGTAAATGTCGGCGGGATATTCTTTGCCTTATCGGGATCTGTAAGCCCCGTAAACTCTGCCGTACCTTCCGTTCTGTTTCCGTCAAAGTGAATATTGTACGGAATACGGACGCCTCCCTGAGCGCCGCCGTAGCTCTGCGGCTTGATAACTGCTTCCTCACGCCACGCACGCTGTGTTTCACCCGTCTGATCTACAAGCACTTCCATAACGTAGGTGCGGCAGGCATCGCCCGTAAGTCTGTTCATTGCGATATCGCGCAGCTTTACATAAAATGCGCCGTCAGACGGATCGGCGAAGTATGTATCGACCGATATGCTCGGCTCGTAACCCGTATCGTCAATAGCCGTTTCGTCCAGTATGTTTTTTGTAGTTTCGACCTGCGGATTAAGCTCGACACTCAGGTCTTCGACGTTTTTACCTACGATGTGCCATGCGTGTGTCGGAGTTGCCTTAATGTCAAAAGACGAGTCGACATAAAGCAGGTGTGCGCTTCTTTTGAGCTTACCGCTTCTGAGTGTTTCGGACATAATTTTAAATTCTCCCTTCAAATATCAACGGTGTACTGCGCTTCGACAGTCATCTGATAGCGCATTCCCGTTATTGTGTTGTCTTCTTCGACGGCGTAAAGCCGCCCGTTCCCTGCGGTGACAGAAAGCAGCTCGCCTGTGCACTCCACGTTCCCGACCGTGGTCGTCACGATATCACCGCTGCGTGTGGAAAGCCACACGGAAAGCTCCGTCAGCGCCGAGCTGTTTTCTATGCGTTCATAATCGTTTATACCGCTGAAAACGGCATAAAGCAAGAAACTGTGCTGTCTTGTCTGACCGCCGAGAACATCTTCATACACAAGGCGGTCACCAACGGACGAAAGCACAAAGCTTGTCGGATCATTCTCTGCCAGATCGATGTTTATTTCGCTGCCGCTGACCGATATCTTCGGAAATTCCGAAAGAATGCTCTTCATAACTTCTATGATGTTCATGTTAGCTTTTTAGCAGCTCCTTTCAAAATCTCGTCCTTGTGCTTCGTCTTCATGACCTCGAACCACAGTCTTTTTGCGTCGGGATTGCCGCTTTTCTTGTGCTTGTACGTCCCATAATAGGTATTAGGCGCGAAATCAGCCGTATAGACGATGTGCCCCGGCTCGCTGATCTTTGCGGAGTCTCTCAGGCTTCCCGACTTCTCAAAAAACGGCGGAGCGACAGGGACGTACTTTTCCATTTTTTCTACGCACGTCTCGTCGATATATCTCTGCGCTCGTGCGAATTTAGCTTTCCGAAACGGATCGCCCTGCCATTTCAGATTGACATTCAGTATCATATCGTCACCTCGCCGTTATGATATAGTCGGGCAGCGGACCGTAATTTTCCGTAACTATCTCCGATATCACACCGAGCACGGCCCCGCTTTCACGAAACGCCTTCATACTCTGCGATGTGCTCTCCTGAGATGAGATGTCGAATTCAAACGTCTGCTCACCGACTGCGATAATATCGCCGATCTTCGGCACATACGCCTCACTTCTGCACTGATCCGCATAGATAGTGACGTGCAGCGCCCCCTTGCTCTGAGCTATGCTTTGTGCAGGAACGGTGCCGCGCTCGTCAAAGCAGTATACATTGTCGATAATGCGGCGGGTATAGCCTGTTTTTTCGTAGATCGTACACTTGCCCGAAAGCTCTATCTGCCTGACGTTTACCTGCTTATGCCAGCAAAGCGGGATATTCTCCTCGATCCCCTCGAGCGGATATCCCACCGTGCGGAACAGGCTTCCAAAGAAACCGACTATACGGTTTGTCCAGCTGTGTGTATCGCCTTTCGGGATAGCAAGCGTGAATGTCCGCAGCAGTCCTGTCTGCAAGGCTGCATTTTCGCTCTGAGATGTCGCAGGCTGACCTATAAGCACATTGTGAACGATCTCCGTGACCGTTCCCGAATATAAAACTATATCAGTTCCCCTGATCGCTGTTTTCATTTGCGTACACCTCCACAGCACCGTATCTCTGCCGCAGAATGCCGAGGTCGCTAAGCTCGTTTTTGAGATAATAAAGGCTCTGACCCGCATTGATATACGTCATTGATACCGAGTATCCGAGTGCGCTCTGACTCGTCTGAGACGCCGTGATATCATCATTTGAATATGACGACAAAGCACGGCGCACACAGTTTATCACGGTATCAGCGACAACGGGGAGCAGATCATCGTCTTGCTCGATCATAGCATCAAGATCAACGCCGTACTGCTTTGCGGTGAGTCTGAGCTTTGCGCTTGCTCGCTCAAGCAGCACCTCTGCTTGCTCGAGTTCACGAACCGACAGAGCCTCAAAGATCTCAAGATCTGCGACAGAGGCATAAACTGCGCCCATCACTCAGACTTGACGAATGCAAAAGCGGCAGGATCGAGAATACCCCAGCCGATATACATCTCGCCTCTGAGATAGATCTGATTGTGACCCTTGAGGTCGCCGAGTGTAGCGTCATTGTCGGGATTGCCGTACTCGATGATCTCGATCGGGATCTGCTTTGCGTAACCCCAGCGGAAAGCGTTCGTGAAGTCGCCGACAAGAGCTCTGTCCTTGCTCGAATTTGCGGAAAGATTAGGTGTAGGCTCGACTCTCAGACCGTTGATCGTGCCGGGATTGTTGCCCCACGCAAGCTCGGGGAATATCTTTGCGCCGTCGTCCGTCTTCATAGAAGCAAGGCTCGAGCGGAAAACAGGCGCGATTATCATTCCGTTTATATCACGCTCTGCGCCCTGTACAAGTGCGATAGCTGCTTCGACATTCTCGTCGGGAGTGTCTGTAGCTTCGATAGTAACAGTGTTTGTGATCTTACCGTCAAAATGATTTACGCCGATAACAGTCGACGCCGTCCCCGTCCTCGGGTTGATACCGTGGATAGACATAAGATCGAGACCCTTCGCCGCTTTTCTCGCAAAGCCCTCGGCAAAGGCCTTCATGTAGTTCATCTGAACCTCCTCGGAAGCGTACTTGAACTCGTCGGAGATTCGTGCGCCGTATTCGATCTTAAGAGGTACGATGGTTACGGGCGCAACCGTTGCGCCGCCAACGCCCTTTGCGCCGTTCTCTGCTACGATATCGACCTCTTTATCGAGCGTGAATGTAAATTCCTTCGTGCCGTTGAACGGGATAGGCTGTGCGCCGCAGAGCTTTGCGATCGCGCTCGAGCCTACTGTCTGCTGAATGAAGTCCCCCATAAGCACCTCGGGGAACAGG